CCAGCAGGCTCAGCAGGAAATGCTTTAGCAAATGCAAACTCATACACTGACAACGCAATTTCTAATGCAGTCTCTGACTTAGAAGAATACACTGACTTTGCAGTAGGCAATGCAGTGGCTGACTTAGAAGATTATACAGACTTTGCAGTAGGTAATGCAATTGCTGATTTAACAAACAATGCACCAGCGTTATTAGATACACTTAACGAAATCGCAGAAGCAATTGGTGACGATGCAAACTTTGTTGGAACAATAACCAACTTAGTTGCAGAAAAACAAAATGCTTTGATTGCAGGAACTGACATTGAGATTACAGGAAACACAATTAACTTTACTGGAAGTTATGATGTTTCAGGATCAGCAGATACTGCTTATTCAAATGCAGTTACTTATATTGATCTAGAAATAGGAAATGCAATTGCAGACCTAGAAGACTATGCAGATTTTGCAGCAGGTAATGCTTTAGGAAATGCAAATTCTTACACAGACAATGCAATTGGTCTTTTGTCAACAACTGATATCGAAGAAGGAACAAACGAATACTTCACAGATACAAAGGCTAAAGAGTCAGCAGCAAGTTTGTTAACACTGGCAACTCTAACAAATATCACAATCACAGGTAACTCTGCAGGATTGGTAATTACAGCAGAAAATGGTGTAGGAGATTCTAACACAGATGCTTTGGTTGAAGGTTCAACAAACCTTTACTTCACAGATCAACGTGCAGTAGATGCTCTTGAAGCAGTAATACCTAATTTCACTGAAATTGATATTAACACAGTTGCTAGACAAGTTGCAGCAACAGTAAATGCTCCAACAGCAAGCACAGTTACAGCAATTGACTGGGCATTAGCAGAATATCGCTCAGCCGAATTCTTGGTAAAAGTTGCTTACGGTGCACACACAGAAGTTTCAAAAGTTATCTTAACTCTTGATACTTCAAACAACATCGCAATCACAGAATACGCAATTGTAGGAACAAATGGATCCGCATCCACAATTTCTGCAGACGTAAACGGAACAGATGTAAGACTAAGAGTAGCAACAGCCAATAACAACTCAGATGTAACAGTTGTTGGTACATTGTTAGTCTAGTAAAAAAATTAGGGGGCAGTAAATGACTACAAGTCTAAAAGATTTTAAAGTCAAGAATGGATTAGTCGTAACTAACGGCGGTTCATTTGGAAACGCGGTAGCAGTAGGAGAACCTACATTAGGAACTCACGCTACTACTAAAGATTACGTAGATTCTGTAACTGGTACACCAGTATCAAATACTGCCCCTCTTTCCCCAGACAATGGGGATATGTGGTTTGATACCACAGTAGAAAGATTAAAAGTTTATTATGAAACTGACTGGTTTACAATTGCAACAAGCAATGATGTACAAAATATTCCAGATCACATTCATGATACAGCAATTGATGGTAACGGAAGAATTGTTACAGTATTCTGGGATGCTGAACAATATGACGATCCACAAATTTCTACATTAAGTGGTGGAACACCATTTTCAAATTCATGGGCAGCAGTATTTGATGGTGGAAATCCAGACAGTGAATTTAATTAAAACATTTTAAAAAAACTGTTATAATTAAAACAAAATCAAAAGTAGGTAAGACCTACACAGGGAGATAAAATGGCAACAAGGATGCTACAACGTAGAGGAACTGCTACACAGTGGGCTAATGCTAACCCTACTTTGGGTTCTGGAGAAATTGGTTTTGAAACCGACACAGGACAATTTAAAATAGGTGACAACTCTACCGCATGGGATGATTTGCCATACTTTAAAAATATAGAAGATCTAGGCGGAAACCTAGACGATTACATTTTATTAGAACAAAAAGGTGCAGCAAACGGTGTTGCCACATTAGATGGAAGCAATTTAATACCTACAGCACAGATACCTAGTGGTATTGCTAGAACTGCAGATTACGTTGCATTAACACAAAAAGGTGCAGCAAACGGTGTTGCTACACTTGACGGAAGCAACTTAATTCCTTTAACACAAATTTCAAACAGCATTGCTAGATCAACAGATGTAGATAACTTAGTATCAAACGCAATAGCAAATTTGATTGGTACAGCACCAGGTGTATTAGATACCCTTGGTGAGATAGCAAATTCAATTAATGACGATGGAAGTTTTTATGTAACGTTACAAAATAACATAAGTAATGCTCAGGATGCTGCTTATGAGTATACAGATAATAATTTTAATCAGTTATCCAATAACTTAAACGATATTGCTAATTCTTTATCAGAAGAAATTGGTAATGCCATAACATCAATGGAAGATTATACAGATTGTGCAATTGCAAACGTAGTTTTGTATTTAGACAATGCAGATCTTTCTTTCGCTAACGCTGCAAATGATTATGCAGACGATGTGGTTGGAAATGCAGTAATAGATCTTCAACAAGAATTAGGAAATGCAGTTACAGATTTAGAAGGATACACAGATAATGCAATTTCAGATCATAATCTAGAAATAACAAATGTTCACGGTATATCAAATACAGCAACACTTGTAACATTAACAGATTTAAGCAATCACGAAACTGACACATCAAACGTACATGGTATCACAAATACACTAGCAATAGTGTTTACAGATGATGCAAGACTTTCTGATGCAAGAACACCACTTGCTAACTCTGTTACAAATAACTCTATATCAGGAACAATTGATCAAAATAAGATCACAAACCTTGCAACAACACTAGGAAATCTAGCATCCCTTTCAGGAGCAGATTTTACTGGAAATGTAACAATTGATCAAGATTTAACAGTTGATGGAAACTTTATTGTCAACGGATCTAACGTAGTGGTATCAGCAACACAATTACAAATTGAAGATACCCTGTTACAACTTGGACATGAAAACGCTAACAACGTAACAGATCTAGGTTTGGTAGTTTCTTATAATGATGGAACACAAAAACATGCTGGTATCGTCAAAGACGCTACAGACGGTAAATGGAAATTGTTTGATGGTGTTACATCTGAGCCAGCAACTACAGTTAACTTTGGACAAGGTTCACTAGATGTCTTGGCACTTTTGACACTTGAGGCAAACTCAATCACTGCAACATCAGACATCACTGCAAACGGAATCGTATTTGCAGACGGTACACAAAGATTAGAAGGTGTACCTTCACGGACACCAATTATTCAAAAGACAGCAAGTTATACTCTGTCATCATTGACTGAAAGAGACAACTTAATAGAAATGAGCAATGCTAGTGCAACAACACTAACTATTCCTCTTAACTCAGCAGTGGCCTTCCCAATTGGAACATCAATTGATATTCTCCAAACTGGTGTAGGTCAAGTAACAATCGCAGGAGACGCAGGGGTAACAGTAGATGCTACACCAGGTCTTAAATTACGTACACGGTGGTCATCATGCACTCTGTTTAAGAGAGCAATTAACACCTGGGTTGTATACGGCGACTTAACTGCATAACAGTTTGATATAATAAGACTAAGGAGATAACATGGCAATAGGTAAAAGAAGTGGTAAAAAGTCTCAAGGCTCTAATGACTTTTTAATGCCAAGAACACCAACTATTGGAACAGCAACAAACGTTGGAACAGGGCGGGCATTTAACAATGGTGCAGCCACAGTAACATTTACAGCAGACCCTACCTATGCAGCAAACTCTTTTACAGTTACATCAACGCCAGGAAGTTATACAGGCACTGGAGCATCATCTCCAATTACAGTTACAGGTCTACAATCAGATACAGCATATACTTTTAAAGTAACTGCAACAAATACTTACGGAACATCAGGTGAATCAGTAGCATCAAATTCAATTACAGCAACAACTGTTCCAGCAACACCAGCAGCACCAACTGCAGCATCACCAAATGCTGATGCAGACGTTGTTTCATGGAGTGCACCAGCAAACGGTGGCTCTGCAATAACAAATTATTATTGGGAATCAAACGATTCTAAATCAGGTAACACTGGAACTACACTTAACGTAACAGTAGGGCAAGAAGCAGGAACAACACAACGGTACAAGGTTCGGGCAACTAATGCTAACGGAAACTCAGAATTTTCTGCATTATCAGCAGAAGTAACAACAACATTTTCTTTCGTACCTTTTGGTGTGTTTGGTTTCTCACCATTCCAAGTATTTGGATTTTCCCCATTTGCTGTATTTGGTTTCTCACCATTCCAAGTATTTGGTTTTTCACCATTTAGAGTATTTGGTTTCTCACCATTCAGAGTTTTTGGTTTTTCACCATCATGTATAGATGAAGAATCATCTGTGTTAACTATTGATGGATACAAAAAAGCAAAAGACATAACAGACAAAGATACGTTGGTTCTTTCAACATTTGAAGAAATGCCTATTGCTAATATAAATACTATAACTCAGTGGAAATCTACATCTTTGAAAAATGTTAAAAATATTAATTCTAAAGTAACATATGTTAAGGTTCATGAAGTAGATAATACAACTGTTTATAACAATAATATTTTAAATAGAATAAGTAACACAGAAGATGTCTTAGTATTAAGAGATAATGAATATTTAATGGTCAGGCCAGATGACGTTGTTCTTGGAGACATGCTAGTTAAGGTTATTAAGGATCAAGAAGTTCATGAATTAGTAACAAAAGTAGAATGTATTAAAGAAAAAAGAAATGTTATTGAGTTTGGTAGAGAAGTCTTTGGCTTAGTAGATGTAGACGGAATACTAATCTATCACATGTATCCAGTAGATTAATCTTTAGGAAACTGATACATAAATTCTCTAGTTTTTGAAGTTATGCCTTTCCAAGGTCCCCAATTATTTCCACCATCACTCATAATATAAGCAACTTGACAGTTAATTGATGGGTTTAAAAGTTGACTAGTGTAGTCTAAGTTATATTTTTCTTTTCTATCATCATTAAGGTCACCAATCATATTTATTTGAAATAGTCCGTATGATTTGTCTCCAGTGCTTCTGTTGCCATTAAAAGCCAAGGCATTACCCATTGATTCTTTTTTAGCAATAGCCCAGGCCTCTACCAGGTGCTTATCTTCAAAGCCACAAGCAGATAGTAAAGTTTTTAATTCAATATCAGTAAGTTGTCCTTTGTCCTGATATTCAGCAAGGGTCCTTACATTATCTCTAGATGGCTTATCTAGGTGATCTGGCCTAGAAAGCAAAAAAACCGCCTCAGCGGTAAATGTTGCATAGTTATCGTTTTTCAGGTTAGTTTCAACACCTTGAGCATTAGAAATGTTCAAAAATACTGAAGATAATCCAAGACTTGCGAGCAATCCTATTAAAAATTTTTTATCTTTTTTCATAGTTCTCTCCTAAGAAAACATGACACCCTTGGTAGGTGTCATATATCAAGTATAACATCTATTTGCCAGCAAGTCAAATCAAAAATGTCATATTAGTAAGATAATACAAAAAATTATTTAAAATGATATAATATTTGTATGGCAACAGGTCAATCAAGCATATATAACTTACCATACCCACAAGTTGATGATGACGTAAACGTACATGGAGATATTGCTTCTTTAGCAACTTCACTAGATAGCACACTTGCTGGACTTGGTTTATCTTACATGAAATTAGATGTAATTAATACATCTGGAGCATCAATCGCAGCAGGATCCCCTGTATTTATTAATGGTCATAATTCAGGACAAGATTTAACAACAATAGGAAAAGCAATTCCTACAACAACATCACCAATATTAGGATTATTAAAATCTACAACAGCAAATAATGCACAGGGAGTGTGCGTTGTATCTGGAGTATTACCAGATGTTAATACATCAGAATTTACTGCAGGTGATATTTTGTACGTAAAGACTGGTGGAGGCTTAACAAATGTTAGACCAGATAGTGGTGCAGGTGCAGTAGCAGTTTGTGCTTATGCGGATGCATCTAATGGAGTCCTTGTAGTTACCGCTAAAGGTAACGGTACTTGGGGAGCATTAAAGAACGGTCTTTCCTAATGAATTTTGATATTGAAAAATATCACAATCATGTTGAAATAATATCTGATAATCAATTAATAAATTGTAAAGTTTTTTCAAATAGAGAAAGTGCTTTAAAATATTTAATACCACAAAATATAGATTATTTAGAAATAGGTGTACTGGGCGGAGATTATTCTCAACTGGTTTTAGACAGCAAAAATGTTAAAAGTGCAACACTATTAGATACTTTTAAAATGTGGGATTGGGAAGGTGCAAAAATTCAAAGATTTAATGAGGCTGAACATTTAAATTTTGTAAAACAAAGATTTAAAGAATATAGTAATGTATCTTTAGAAATAGGTAATTCACAACATATTCTTCCCTTAGAAGGCAAAAAATTTGATTATATTTACATAGATGCAGATCATAGGTTTAAATATGTTTTATCTGATCTTTTAAAATCTACAGAAATGTCTAAATCTGATACAATCATAGGTCTAAATGATTTTATTATGTATGCCTCATTTTGGGAACCAGACAGTAATAACCGTGGTGGATTTGCAGTGGCAGCAGCAGTGACTCAGTTCTTAAAACATAATCAATCATGGGAAGTAGTTGGGTATGCT